TAGGCAGCCAATGCGATCGATAAACGCGATTTGGCCCTCTTCCCCTGGTTCGTTGGCCCTAGTAGGGCCGAGATCAGGGGCGACTCTCCATAATGTCGGAGACATAGCTCTTCAATTCGAGCTACTGGGATCGATACAGCATCTACGGTTGTATCGGGAGTACCTTCTCTTAAAGTAGCATTACTAAAGAGAGGTGCATACAGTGGGACCTGTATTGGTCCTGCTATCCACGGTAGGTTCCCAAGTTTGGTCCCATCATAGTCAACTCCCTCTATGTGAGGGATGATACTATTCTGGGGCCCTTTCACGCCTCGTGCCAGATCTTGGGCAGCGTCCGGCTCCCCGCTACTATAGTAGGGAGTCAGAATATGCTCAATCCGGCAAGGTAATTCCGAATTGATCTTGATCAGATGATCAAGTATGCCTTCGATGCACTTAAGTGCGTGCTCAGGCGTGGCTCCCCGCATATCGCGGGCCCATGAGCCACGCCCTGGGGACCCACCGGCCCACCAACCGAGGCCACCCGCTCCCCATGTGATCTTGTCTATATACGACTTGGTCTTAGCTGAAGACTCTTTCAGAGAGTCTGCCATATCCATTAGGGATCGTATACTGTCGGTGTCGAGCATAAGCTCGACCTGAGAATGGTGCCAAGCTATGGAAACAAGCTGGCGCCAGCGTCTCAGAAGACTAAGACGACCTCGCTGAGCATGCTCAAGCTGATCGTAAAAGATCAGCAGCAGCTGTACGCAGAAGTCAGGAGTCAGAGAGCCGAAGGTCTGAACTGGTTTCAGGACGTGAGTCCTTAACCAATCACTAATGACCTGGGTGTTTAACGTTTTGGCTCTTCCAAGAGCCAGAGGGTTAAGCGCTACAAGGCTTAATGCACTGACAACTCCGTGCGGTGTCGGGGCTTGAAGCTCCGACTGCAACGCAGTCCATACAGATGGACCCACCATGTTCCGAAGAACGGTGTGGGTTCTTTCCTCAGTTCCTATGGCGTACCATAGGTCGGTAACTCGAGAGGCTAAGGACACTCTGGCTGGCCAAGACGTAGCTAACAGCTCCTCCTTCAGAGAAAGAGGGCTAACGTTCGTAGATTTCCAATAGGTCTTGTTAGCGAAGTTGATAAGTCCTACGGATGTAAAACTTTTCGCTAGACCTACGGTTATCCCGAACGCTTCGCAAAGCTGAAGATACTTCGAGGCCACCTCCTCATTAGCAATGACAAGGTCATCACCGAGGACGAGATAGTCGAGAAAGAACCCTGATCCACCCACCTCCAAGTGTGCTAATTGCACAAGGAAATGGTGCACCCAAGCTAACGATGCCCAAGACGAGTATGCCCCCATGGGCTGACCTCTCGTATATCGTACCCGTGATGGGTACCCGGCCTCCTGCGCGTCGTCTGGGGTCAAGTACCAGCGATCAGTAAGCAAGCGTGCCCAGAGTTCCGCTACCGGCTTACCGAGTAGCGGCCCGAACATCTCTACATATAAGGCCATCGGGATTCTATCTGTCGCGTTCTTTAGATCGTAACAGTAGAATTTCCGATCAGGCCCTAACCGCTCCACGAAAGTCTTAAGAACTCCTTCCTGATCCCAAGTGGCATCAGTAGGGAGCCCTCTTAACATTTCAAGGAGCCAATCATGTAGAGGCTTAAGGATCCACTGCGTCCAAATGTCCACCATTGCGACGGGCCGGATCTTACCTGCCGCTTCTCTCAATAGAGCGAGCGAGCCTAGAGCGAAGGTATGCGGGGGATGCTTAG